GTAGTGGCGTACTAATATGGCAGGAGAAATATTTGGATGTTGCGGATGGCATCAAGAGTGCCGTTCGCTCGGACACTGTGTAAGAGAATTGCAGCATGGGGACGATATATGCGCTATGAGAAAATGGATAGGAGGAGAGGTTAAAAAAGTAATCGAGACACCTAAGCCAGTAGAAAAACCTAAAGCAGCTACTAAACCAGTACAGAGAAAACTATTTTAAGAGGAGAGAGATTGATGGAAAAGAAAACATGTTCTAATGCCATTGTTACTGATAGTCCTTTAAAAGCCATTATATGTAAGCATACTGATTTACCTTGTATCTGTTCCTATACAATGGGATTCAGGCCCTTTAAGTTGAACGATACTTGGGTAGATTGCCCAGGAACTTACTGCACGAATCAGGAAGACTACAATATGATGGCCAGAGATTATGCAACATTTCTTATAAAAAATGCTGAGCTTCTTGAGCAGATCAGAGTCATGAACAAAGAGTTAACCCGTTTAAAACGACTTGAGCGAAGACAGCAGGCTAGGTATGAGAGAAATGAAAAAATGATATGGGGGAATCAGTAATGGAGAAGTTATCTAAAATCAGAGGTTGTATGTTCGGTCTTGCAATTGGAGACGCTGTAGGATATCCTGTAGAGTTCTTACCCGTTCAGAATATAAAAAGGAAATCAGTTTTAAGCATCGGTAATGGTATAAGAAAGATGCTGTATTCAGATGATACCCAAATGAGTCTTGCTACTGCTAAGGGTATGATAAATGCTTTTAAAGAGGACGCAGATTTAAGCTTGCTTCCCTATAATAATACCGTTTATATCTATAAAGAGTACTATAAATGGTTCTTAACCCAAAGTGATCCTGGTCAGAGCAGAGCGCCTGGTCATTCTTGTATGTCAGCTTTAGGAAGTGGTCTGATGGGTACTCCCCAATTGCCAATCAATGATAGCAAAGGCTGCGGCGGGGTAATGCGTACAGCTCCTATTGGATTAGCATTTAGAGGAAACAGAGCTTTTGATTTAGGAGTAAGAGCAGCAGCAATAACTCACGGACACAAGACGGGCTATTTGACCGCTGGTTTCCTCTCTGAGCTGATTAGCAGACTACTTGCCGGTGATTCTATAGATAAAGCACTTGCCGGCGTCACAAAGCGTCTCAGAGCTTGTGAAGGTAGTTCATCGACTCTCGAATATACCACTCTTGCAATTGACTTAGCTAAGTCTGGAACATGCACTGATCTACAAAACATACAGGTACTAGGTAGTGGATGGGTAGCTGAAGAAGCACTTGCAATTTCCATTTACTGTGCGCTAAGACACCAAGACAACTTCGAAAATGCCATTGCTGCTTCAGTATGTCACTCGGGAGATTCAGACTCAACAGGGAGCATTACAGGAGCTATAGTAGGAACTATACTCGGCTTCGATGCAATCCCCAAACGATGGGTATTAGGAATTGAGAATGGAGTTGGATTGGAGGAAATTAGTCGAGAACTACATGCTATCTCAAAGGAGGTATAACTGTGAATAAAGTTAAAAAACCTATTGCCTCGGTAAGCATTACCTATTTAGTATCTTTAAACATTTATTCTATTGATGAATCTGGAGAGCGTGTAGAAGCGGGGTTATCCTCTAACATTAAGCGAGATACTCCTAGATTCTACAAACTTCACCAAAGCGTAAAAAAGGGAGCATTCTTTAGATATAAGCATCATAATTGGTATATGAGTGACCTCATGAAGGTGAGCATATGAAAGACAGTCAACTCGTTAGATCATGTTGGCATTGCAAGAATCTAGTTTGGACAGGTTGTTTACAAAAGCAACCTCTCTCCAAAAATCCTCTAGGACTTATATTTCCAAACTCATGCATACTATGGAACGGGAAGAAAAAGTCATGATGAGATTAATTGGTATTAGTGAAGATATTACTATCTGTTTCCATTGTGGTAAACGAAATCTAAAGAAGACAGTAGCTATTCAGCACGAGACTGGAGAAGTAAATTATTACGGGACAGAGTGCGCGGCTAACATACTCAGTATTGGTACTAAAGGACTCCTGAAGACAGCGGAGAAGACTAGTAAGAACGACACGTTCCTATTCAGTAAAAAGGATAAGTGAGGTGTTACATGTGGGACAAGTCATTGAGGTAAAGGCAAAGTATTCCAAAGACGATAAGCTTTTTATATGTAAAGAAGATCCAGACAAAGGATTTAACACATTAATTCCAGTATCAGTAAATGGGGTTTCGTTTGTAAAGATTCACGGTGACTTTCACATAATAACCTATTCCGTTAGTACGATTAAAAAACGTGCTGGATTCGATGTTAACGAAACTGACCTATTCTCTATTGCAGAGATTGACCGATTCTTAAAGTAGTAGAGGTCTAAAATGTTAGTTCCAAACTGGATCATGGACATTGCTTTGATGTGTAATAATTGGTTTACTCTAACATTACTAGCACTTTGTTGGTGTACAATTCTATTGATGATTATAGCATTCGTATTCTATAGTCTAAAATATTCATTGAGGAGGATTATTAAATGGAAAAGAAGATTAAAGTAAAATAAAGAGAAGCAGGGAGCAACTAAACGCTTCTTGCTTCTTACATTTACACTTGCTTGACGGTGTTCATATTATATGTTAATATTATAGTGTGAGCGAGAGTTCCAACTAAACCTGAGAGTGAGTGACAAGTATGACAAAAGCCAAAATTCAATTCATAGCTAGTAACCTAGCCCTACTAGTTTCAGTATTCATCTTATTCCAAACTCATATTATTACAGTCGTAAGTAAATAAAGAAAGAGGTAATGAAAAATGACTAACTCTAAAGCTGCTCTTAAAGAGGTTCTTTCTAAATTGACTGACCCTGATCTTGAGGTACTACTAGAATCGTTCAACTCCATGCCTGACGATGAATTCTGTGAAATAATAGTCGATGCAACAAAAGGTAAAAGGTACGTAATAACGGCGACGAACTATGAAGATGGCAGTGATCGTTTCTGTATCGACAAAGTTATTTATACCTCTAAAGAAGAGGGACTAGCAGCAGTTGAAAAGCTTAAGCCCATCTACTATTATCCAGAGCTTGAGGAGTACTGTAAAGACTGTCACTTTGTCGGAGCTTCATGTACCTGCTCTGAAAGAGACGAAGACTAAATGGAAATCCTTATTGATTCTTCAACCATTGACAACTTCTGCATGATGCTAGAAAAATCCTTAGACCGATTCATTGATTATGCACTTGACCACTCATGTAAAGTTAGGAATTACGAGTACATTAACCGGGTTTGGATTGCAAGGTGGTTGAAGGAGAATTACCAAACTGAAGTTGCCTTGCATATACTAAACTTCGCAATTTATGATAATAAGTATTTCCTAACTACTCGACATATATTTCCCCAAGAGACTCTTGAATTTATTAAAACCATACAGTTCTATGTATTTAACGATAGTCTTAAAGAGATTGACCCTAACGACTTATCTTACCAGAACGGGCTAAGCAGCGCATACGAGCCATTCGATTTCTCAGTCAGTAACGTAGCGACAATTGAAAAGGCGGGGTTATAAAAATGATTAAAATTGAAGAGGTAAGAGGTACCTCAAGTTGCAACTCATGTGGATTAAAGATCGATCTTTTAGATGTGACAATTGGTAGGAATAGTCAATCAGGTACAACTATCTCATTATGCTTAGGGTGTAGAGCTGATTTATCACTAGCACTTAACTCATCAGTAATTGGGGAAATAAAGAAAAAGGGTTTATAATATAAAGAGAGCTTAAAATGCTCTCTTTTTTATTTGCGGAACTTAAAAAAGCATACGTATTTGTTATATATCTAAAGATCAAGCGTACTAAAGGGAGGAGTGCAATTGTCTCAGTGTCCGCATTATACGCCACGGGAAAATGGTAATGTTAATTGTCCGCGCTGCAAACTATGGGTAGACTTCATATCTTGTAATGCAGTTTGTAGTATTCATGATCAACTAAAGTCAGTTAAACAAATATGGCCTAAGGAGGAAATAATGGAAAAGTACATTGGTTCAAAGATCATTCACGCTAAGCCTATGACGGCAGAAGAAGCATGTAGACAATTCGACCGACCCATTGATGTTTCAAACGCAGATAAAGAAGGAAATGGTTACTTAGTTAAGTATGAGGGCGGTTATATGAGCTGGTCACCTAAAGCAGTATTTGAAGCTGCGTATCGTAAAACTGACGGAATGACATTTGGACTTGCAACTGAAGCAATGCTTACTGGTTTACTATGCGGATTACCATTATGGAAAGAAGATGTGATGATTGGCATTCAACTTCCTGATGCAGAATCAATCAACACAGCTCCTTATTACTACGTTCAGTCTCGATTTGGAAGAGTGCCTTGGATGCCGACTCAGATTGAATTGCTAACTACTGAATGGTGCCTACGTGAAGCGAAGTAGTTGGCAGGAATACTTCTTAAAGATAGCTGCTTGCGTCTCAGACAGAACAACATGCCTGAGGCGCAAGGTCGGCGCTGTAATGGTAATAAATAATGAGATCGTTTCCATAGGCTATAATGGAAGTGCAGCACAGCAAATAAACTGTTCTGATACTCAAAAATGTATAAGGTCTGAGCTAGGAATACCAAGCGGGGAACGATTAGATTTATGCGTAGCAGTACACGCTGAAATAAATGCTATCAGACAGGCAGAAAGACGGTCTATTGGCTTGCAAGATGCAACTTTATACATTACTACTCAACCATGTAAAGCATGCGCTGAAGCAATAAAATTAGCTGGCATCAAGAACGTAGTATATGTAGAAAATTATAATCAAGGAGGATAAGTAATGTACAGCAGCAGCTTAGATTATTGGTACAAGAAAAGATAAGGAGAGTGATTTCAATTATGTTAACTGTCACTAGAAATAACTTAACTATTGAAGAGCTTAAATTCACTAGTAGGCACAACAATACTATTACCATTAAACAAGTATCAAAAAATCCTGATGAGCTATATATTTCTAAAAGCTCCGGAATAGTTATCAGTAAGGAGGATGCTATTAGTTTTGCAGAAGCACTATTAAAATTTGCAGGGCAAGTTAGTAATCCACTTAAAACTCTCAAAGAATGGGAGAAGATTCGCAATGTAAAGATCATGGACTATGATGGATTTGATAGAACGGATCCTCACCTATTTGAAAAGCTATTTACTCGTGATGAGTTTGACCATGGCGCAATGCATTGTACCTGTCAATTCTCAATAGCAGAACTAACTAAACTAGTAGAAAGAGAAGGGTAGGATTACCATTATGCACGAACTAACAGGATCATGTAATATGTGTGGGCTATGTTGTAAAGCAATAACACTCAACCGGTCCATGGACGACATCAGAGAAATGCAAACAGTTAAAAATTATCTGTGTGGTACAGAAACAGATACTTCGAGTGATCCTTTATTCGTCTACTTAAACCGGGAACAGATTACCACTGAAGAAGCTATTTCCATTAATCCTTACTTGTCTACTTGGTTCGATGTATATAAAGAAAGAGGAGTATCGAACGACCACTTACATTTCTTCAAATGCTTACAGCTCACGGCGGATAACAAATGCGGTATTCATAAAAACCGTCCTAATGTATGCATTAATTTTCCGTGGTACGGTAGAACTCCTGATGATAATATGCTATTCTATAGCAAAGATTGTGGGTATATCGTCGATGTTCCTTTGAAAGGAGAGATATTACCATTAACCTTAAACCTCCTATCACAAGAAAAAGAGTAGAAATTACAGAGCTTCAAGTTGCGCTATATTCTGCATTGTACTTTGCAATAGGTTTTGTAACTTGTATCGTAGTATTTTCTTAACATGTTGTGTAAAATCAAATGGACTATGGAACAATGGTAGATCAATTACCACTACTTACTACCCGCAGTTAGAAAAATTTTCGCCGGCGGGGGATATATGAAAGAAAAGAGCTGAAACTGCCATGACTTGGAAATCAATAACAAATTATCAAGAAAGATCACAATTACTATCAGAAGAGATAAGCGAACAACTCACAGAAAAGCAAATGAAATTTGTTAGAGAGTATTCCGTTGACTTTAATGGGAATCAAGCAGCAATAAGGTCAGGATACACACCATCATCGGCACGATCACAAGCAACTTACCTTTTGACAAACCCTTACATTAAGAGGGCAATAAGGGAAATAGCTGAAAATAACTGTAAAATCAGTGCCGATGTCAGTCGTGAGCGTGTGCTTCTAGAGATAGCTCGACTTGCTTTTTATAATCCAACGGACTTCATGGAGTGGAGCGTGGACGAGTTCGGTAGGGATGTATTCAGATTGAAGGATTCGTCCATGCTTACCGAATCCCAGGCTGCTTGTATTCAGTCTATAACTCAAACGAACGCAGGAATAAGTATTAAATTCCACGATAAGAAAGGCAGCTTAGAGCTTCTAGCGCGGCATATGGGCATGCTGAATGACAAGCTTAGTGTAAATCATACAGGGACAGTAACGCACACTGTAGAGCATAACTATAGCTTGACTGAAAAGATTATTTCGTCTAATCCTGAACTCGTTTCTCAGATATTCAGTAGTCAACTCCCAGCTCCAGAATTGATCGAAGAAGCCGTGATAGTTGAAGAAGATGAAGTCGGTGTCACTTCTGACCCGGTATAGACACAAGCACTTAAAAAGAGCTGATAAATGCTCGTTCAGGTAAGAAAAGGTGCAATAGGTACTCCTAAATGCACCTTAACCTCCTGACCTTATGCTATAAAATAGCTCTAAAAGCTCAAAATTGAGCAAAATCCGTGTTCTGACCGGGGTAAAACATACACGGAAGACACGTTTAGAGCTATTTTATAGTGTAAGAACATAGAAAGGTGAATGGTAATATGGCACAAGCAGCGCATCAGATACCCCAATTTACAAATCATGAATGGAAAGTAGGCGCGGCAAGAGCTAACCTTACTGGATATAAGTATTATGTCAGTCCTAAAGGAGCCAAGGCGTGGGAAGCTAAGCACCAATTGTTAATAGATAAAAAGTTGATGGAAGTGGAGCAAGGGAAGACTAAACGATTAATGATTTTCACCGCTCCTCGACATTATAAATCACAGACAGCAACGATCCACTTCCCTGCTTGGTATCTTGGTAAACATCCTGACCACAGAATACTTGCAGCGTCTTATTCAGCAAGCCTAGTAAATAAGTTCTCAAGACAAACAAGAGGACTAGTGAATGAACACGGACCAGAACTATTCGGGGTACAGTTAGCACAAGATAGTCAAGCTGTAGACGATTGGGCACTTCAAAGCACAAAGGATGGAGTAGCTGTCAGTGGTGGATATGGTTGTGCAGGGGTAAGAGGTTCATTCACAGGGAAAGGCGCTAACATTCTAATCATCGACGATCCACATAAAGACCGCCAAGAGGCGAACAGTGAAGTAATGAGGGATAGTATCTGGGAGTGGTATTGTTCAGCGGCTTACACACGTTTAGAGAGTGACGGAGCTATCATATTAATTATGACTAGATGGCATGAAGATGACCTAGCAGGTAGACTGATAAAAGCTATGCAGGATGGTGATGAATTTGCTGAACAATGGGACATTATCAACCTCCCAGCACTTGCAGAAGAGGGAGACATACTTAGAAGAAATATTGGAGAGCCACTTTGGCCGGAACAGTTCCCTCTTGAAAGGTATTACGGCATTAGAGCAAGCATTGGAAGTTACGAGTGGACTAGTCTCTATCAACAAAGACCGCAATCACTCACGGGTGGAGCATTCCCCGCAAAGTGGCTTAAGTGGTACACAAGTTCCCAAATCAAATTCGATGAAGATAAAGAAACCTGGATATTTAATGGCGAACCTCTTACACTCTATCAAGGCATTGACCCAGCTATCAGTGAGAAAGAAAGTGCGGACGACTTTGTAGACTTCACTATTGGAATAACACCTTCAAGTAAGATCGTGCTATTGGATCCTTGGGATGGACACATCGACTTTATAGCACAAGTTCAAATGATCGTTAAGAAGTATCAAGAGTGGCTACCATCGAGAGTTGGAATAGAGACAAATGCATACCAACAAGCACTGAAGCAGCAGGTCATTAAAGACGCTGTGATACCTGTTAAAGGCCTCAATCATATCAATGATAAGTATACCCGCCTAATGACTATGCAGCCTTATTTTGAGAACGGGCAGGTCTATATGAGAGAAGCACTTGACCATGAGGATGGATTTGTAGATAACACGAGAATGCCAGGCAGACGTATTCACAGCAAGTTTAAGAAGTGCTACAACCAAATGGTGGTGTATGGACCAAAAGCAAGTCACGACGATATTTTAGATGCTCTTCAGGACGCATTGGACTTAGCTAAACCTAAAATAATCCCCAACGAATTCTATCAGTAAAGGAAGGTACTTAATGCCAAAATTTGTAGATTTAACAGGTAGGCAGTTTGAAAGATTGACTGTACTAGGATTAGATAGTATACGGAATCATAAATCATATTGGTTGTGTGAGTGCGAGTGTGAGGCTAAGACTAGGAGGGTTATACTAGGAACTGGATTAAGTAACGGTAATACACGAAGTTGTGGTTGCTTGCAAAAGGAATATGCAACAAAGCATGGTCAGTCAGCTAGTCGTTTATACCAAATTTATTATGATATGTTAGATAGATGTTATAACTCTAAAAATGAATTTTATAAAGATTATGGAGGAAGAGGTATAATAGTATGTTGTGAATGGGATGATTTTTTAACTTTTGATACTTGGGCTAAAGAAAATGGATATAAAAGTAATTTGACGATTGAGAGAAAAGATGTCGATGGAGATTATACTCCTGAAAACTGTTGTTGGGCGACATCTAAAGAGCAAGCATCAAATAGGAGTACTAATCATCTAATTACTATTGAAGGAATAACTAAGACGTTGACCCAATGGGCGGAGTATTCTGGAATATCTCTTCTTACTATTTCAGGTCGTATTAGGCTAGGATGGAAAGACGAAGATTTATTAAAACCTATTGATACAAAATGTAGACATAAAGGAGCTTGAGAAGTCACTTTCAGTCTTACTTAAAAAATTCTCCTCATTTGTTATATATCTATTCAGATAGCAAATGAAGGGAGTTTTTTATGTTAACGAGAGTCATTGTATCATTTCTAATTGCATTCGTAGCGTCCGTTGCTTATGGGGGAATACTTGACCACATGGAGTTAAGAAAGAAAGCGAGTGAAGGTTAATGGAGAACGAAATCAAGCAAGGTTGTGTAAAGTGTGTAGCTCTGCAAGAGAATCATTTAGAGGAGCATAAGTTAATCATCATTGACAAGCTAAGGAAGACTGGTTGCTATAAGGGTTATGGTATGGAAGATTGTCCCAGTCCTTTAGTGAAAGAAGCTATGAAGCCGCTGCCCACTCATGTCAGTGAATTAGATGGTAAGATAAAGCTCATTCAAAAGTTATTGGATGAAGCAACTACAGACCATGAAAATGCCAGTGATGCATATAAAGCATGTCAGCAAACTAACTTTAGGGATCAAATGATTAGATATGGTAATAGAGCTGATGCATTCAGAGAAGCACTGAAGATACTGGAAGGAAAGTGATCTTAAATGGATAAGATACGAACTTGTAGGAATTGTGCTTTTGTGTGTACTCAAGAGAGGAAGTCTCTAATTATTCCTCTTGGAGCTACATGTTGCATAGAATAGGAAGAATTAGTAGATGAAGAAGAAAGCGAGTAAACTATTGTGAAAGAGAAAGACGCTTGGAAGTTAGGTCTTAAAACTTATTCGGAAATAACCGCGCAAGATGAGAAATTAAGAAGGTGCGCTAAGTGTCCTGTAATGGACAAGGTGTTTACAGATCCTGCATTCTACACTCATGATATGAAAGATGCTATCATAGGTAGAATTATGGATGAGGGATGTCGCCACGTAGTTAATTTATTATCTTGCCCAAGCCCTTTAATCCAACAAGAGATTCACAAGAAGTTAGGTAAGGCTATTGCTGAAGACAAAAGCAACCTCGTATCGTTTAAAGAAGTTCCCTTACTGGAAGATCATACACTTAATGCTCCTCTGTTTAAGATGCTTGACTCTATTGGTCACCAGATTGAGGGATACAACTATACCATCAATTGTAGCAAAGATGAGTCGGAAGATAGGTATGCTATGGTGATAGCATCACGAAATAAACGACTTAACGAAGATATTCAGTCCTTGATCGACTTCATCAAAACAAACTTTTAGTCACTTAAAAAATTCACTGATCTTGTTATATATTAAGCATCTAAGAAAGAAAGAGAGTTGAACCACTAAATGAACGAGAAAACTGAGAAAGATACCGCTGGTGAGAAACCCATCCACCTTTGTGATTCCTGTACAATGGTTAAGGGGTTAAACTGCATCGTGAAGCCTGAAGATGTAACTTATGGCCC